TACTTATAACTTCAAAATGTTCTTCGTTTTGTTGTGCCATTTTTAGTGCCTCACTTTCCATGTTGTAGTTGCAGTTCTATAACCATGACTATCTAAGTCATAATAAACATAATATGGAACACCTTGTTTTGATGTGCCATATCTTGACTTGTCGTCATGCTTACCTTTTCTTGTAATGTGTTTTTTGTGCTTACTAGCCCAATATGTAATGTAAAATGTTTTGTTTGTCATATTATACCTTTCTAATTGTAATGGGACTATCTTATAGGATAGTCCCATGATTGTCAAACTTAATTTATACTTTCTTCATATTTTTTTCTTGCCAATATTTTAGCCTCTCTTGATTGATGTTTATTTTTCATGCCCTTGATCATACTAGCCAAGTTGCTCGGATTGTAGATAGTCAAACCTGTTGAGTTGGTTCTAATCAATTCAGCTTCGTCAACTTGTATTCCAAGTTCAGTAGCCAACTCAATACCCTCGCTTAAATATCTGTATGCTTTCAATCCAATCTTTAACTGATCGCATTGTTTCATAATTGTATCAATCCATGTTTCCATGTTTTGTGTTTAGATACCAGATTGCCTTTTGCAATTCGCCATGCCTCAAATTGTTCGTACTCATCTTTAGTACAAGCGATTGCTCTTGATCTACAATAAGATGTTCCAATGACATCAAGATAGTATTGATCATTAAAAGTTTTAGCCATGCCTGTATCGTTATCACGACTAGAATAACTATTACCATTATATCCAAGTGCTTTCATACACGCGTCAACATGTTTTGTTTTGTGTGGGTTATCTTTGTTATCGGATTGTTGTGCAAAGATATCTGGGTTGCAATCCATAGCTTTTAAATCTTCTCTATAATATGCAACTGCAAACTCTCTACCCTCGTCGCCACTATACTCACTACCATTTAGATTACCAAACAAACCAAAATCAAAATGTGATTTAGTTTCTTTAGTGTCCCCGTCGTCGTCTAAATCTTCGTTGTGTGCAAAATAAAAACATTTATCTTTTGCAACAACATCACAAGGTTGACCATATTTCTTTTTAAAAGAACGCAACACAGAAACATCTTCTGGTGGATATGCTCTTTCAACAACTTCTTTTGCAAGTTCACTCGCACTTTTATATTGCTCGTCAACATATTCTCTTGATTGTAGATATGCCTCTCGTTCTTGTGTGTCCTCGTTCTCAAAGACATCTTTTATTTTATTAAAGAGTTTGTTTCGCAACTCTGTATTCATTCTTATTTTTGTCATTTTAGACCTTTCTATATTTAATTAATTTATTTTTATTTTTTTGTTTTATACTATTGACAATCTTTGTCAATAGGATTATATAGGAGTATCAGCTTCATTTGTGAGTTTATCGCTGAATATAACTATAAACTCTCGGGTAAAGACCCCACGTCACACCGCCTTCCTTGAGGCCGTCTTCGTTGGGGTGCTGATCCCTGATCCAATGACGTCTAAACCATTGGATCTGGGATCAGTCATTATTGACTGTGGAGATAAACACTATAACACGGGTATTACGCCAGGATATCTGTATGTCATGCAATGGGAGGCGTCATGACTACCCGCGTAGCATAGTGACTGATCAAAGAACCCACACTGGAGGTAAACCTAGGCAGTGGGATGGGTTCTATTATTTGCAGGTCCAATGTGTGAAAGCATTGCTTACGGAAGTGTAATATTGGTCCTGCTAATGATGATGTATGACCTAGAGAAGGCGTCCAAATCTGCCCCTGGCATTTCCCTGTACGTAAGCAGTGACCGCAAGGTAGCAACGAAGTACTAGGACCAGTAGCGCCAAAGTTCCCTGATCAGGATGGCGCGCTGGTATATGACGGAAGGTCCAAGCTTCAAGCAGCAAGCTTCGCTTGACAGCTGGTGAAGGATAATATAGGATGTATTTAGAAAGGAATAAAACATATGAGTGAATCAAGTGAAGAGTTAAAAAGAATAGCTAACACCCTGGAAGAGATCCTGAGACTGGTGAAGCTGGATCAAGAGAAGATGGCGAAACGCTTCCCGGAACCTGAGACGGATGAGCTGTCGAAGGAGTGGATGCATGACTGAGGATCTAAAAAAACGTGTTGCCGAACTGGCAACACAAAACACGCAGCTGGCGGATCATCTCGCCAGCATGTGCTGTCAGGCTGACGAAGACTGTCCAGCTGAATACAGGACTGAGCATTTTAGATCCACGATGGATGATGCCTATGACTACCTGAAAGAGAATTAAAAATAACGATCTCACCCATTATTTCTTGCGGCCGCATAACCAGCTGCCGCAAGGATACCTGGACCACTGCCGAAAATTTTTTAAGAGTCTCAAGCTACAAGCGGCAAGCAGCAAGCAACAAGCGGCAAGCCGGGACCTTGACAAGTCAAAAGATTTATAGTATAGGATAATAAAGGAGAAAGAATTATGAAAGTAAAAGAAGCATTAAAAATTACAGACTCATTTACTAGAACGTCTAAGATGCCTGGCCTGAGTTACAGCTTGCCAGCTTGGGCATGCCAGACTGGGTCCAAGCTCAGGAAGGTTAAGACTTCACCGTGTTACGGCTGTTATGCATTAAAAGGAAATTATACTAGGTACCCTGCAATCAGGGAGGCGCAATATAGAAGGCTGGACGCTATCAGTAACCCTAAATGGGTTGAAGCAATGGCGGCTGTTATCAAGCGTCAAAAATGGTTTAGATGGCATGACGCGGGAGATGTACAAAGTCATGAGCATATGGCAAAAATTATTGAAGTATGCAAGCTCACGCCTGACACCAAACACTGGTTACCAACTCAAGAGCGGCAATACTTGCCAGCCCCTGAAGAGGTTCCAGCGAATTTAATTATTAGATTATCAGCTGCACGTGTAGACGGGACCGCTGGCAACGCCTGGACGCATTCGTCAACGGTTGTCACCGATGGGAGCCCTAGCTGTCCAGCGCCTACTCAGGGCGGCCAGTGTTTAGACTGTCGAGCATGCTGGAATAAAGATATAAAAAATGTTAGTTATGGTAAACACTAAAAATGACATTTGTTTTCAAACATCCAAAATTTTACAGAATCCCCAGGGATAAATCGGATCAGGCCATTAGCGATGAAGCTTCGACGGAAGCAACAAGCGTGCGTCCTGGTCCGGGCCACAAGCCTCAAGCTCCAAGCAAGGTTGGTTCGAAAGCTTCAAGCCTCAAGCAGCAAGCAACAAGCGTCAAGCACCAAGCTGTTCGAGATGATTAATGCAAGCATCAAGGCCTGAGCGACAAGCGGCAAGCTTCAAGCCACAAGCAACAAGCTCCTGTATTCTCTTTCCTCTGTACAAGTAAACCTCTTCTTTCTCAAAAAGTTTTGAGCCTCGAGACAAGAGGCGAGAAACTAAGATGAAAGTGTTGTCAGGATGCTTAATGTGGAAGGCAATTTGATGGGGTGAGAACTTAATCTTGTTAGCTCTTGTTACCTTCAGCTCCAATGTAAAAAAGTGCCTATTAGTATTATAGCCCAATAGATCGGGAGTACCAAAAGCACTAAGGTTTTCAAGTCTAGTCCAACTAATTTGCTTAGTATTTTTTTTAATTTCATGCCAAAATTTCGTTTCAGGTTTCATTAATATTCACCCTAACAGGTGCCTATGTAAGTATGAATTTTTTCAGGTTTGGTACCTGATCTTTGAGGTCAGGTTTGATTACAACTCTAACAGAAGGTTTGCCTATTATAGTCGATTCTTGTACTTCAATTTTACCAATCGGGAAAATATTTCCGCTGCCATTATCCATGTAGATCGTAGCATTACTTACGGCGTTGCCTTTAGTACCATCTGTAAATTTGTCAAGATAATCTTGAAGGTGTCTAACGTACATTATTTTTTTGGTTCCTTTCCTTTGCCTGGACCTTCTTTGATTATATATTTCAATGTACCATTCGCTCCTGATTCAACAGCCTTAACCAGGTGTTTAAACAGGTAGCTTTCTTTTAGTTTTCGTTTCGCTTGTTTGGCATATTCAGTCAATTTCTTTGTATCTCTCATGTATTGCCTTTTATAAAATGTTAGGGTAAAAGTCAAACATGGGATTACCTAAAAGATTGACAGAGAAGCAGAAAAAATTCGCTGAGCTTATTGTGTACAACGACGGAAGCAGAGATGCTTGGGAGTGTGCAAAAGAAGCTGGCTACGGCCCAGGGTCTGACCTTGCAGCAAGAGTCGCCTCTTCAAAACTGACTAATCCTAAATTGTACCCTCTTGTAGTTAAGTACATTGGTGAGCTGCGCGAGGAAGCCAGAAAGAAGTACGAAGTTACTATGGACAGGCACCTTGAGCAGCTTGCAAAAATACGTGACCAAGCGTTGAAGAAGGGAGCATATTCTGCAGCGGGTAACATGGAAGTAGCGAGAGGAAAGGTTGCCGGATATTACATTGACAGAAAAATGATTAAGACTGGTAAGATAGATGATCTTGATAGAGATCAGTTGATGTCTAAACTAGAGAAGATGGTAGATGACCATTCAAAAATAATTGAGGGTGAATCTACAGAAGAACAACCGCTAATAGAGCTATCATCAGAGCCGGAAGATGAAATAGAAACCATAGAAGAAACAGACCAAGAGTTACTTGAAGAACCCATTCCAGAAGAGCCAGAACCTTCATTACAATAATATCTTTTCCATTTTAACAATACAACCTTTAGGAAATACATTTCGATCAGAGAATAAACCATCAGCCTCATCGTAACTGGCAAACGTTCTTATACATTTAGAATCTCTTTCATATAGGTAAGCATTAGTGACCATTACTGAAGGAACCATACCGCTAAACTCATGAGCCGTAGCATGCCCGCTATCACCTAAAATATCAACCCATGTTATTTTGTAGAAGTAATATTTCTTCTTCTTAAGCACTACATGTCTGTATTTTGATTTTTTATTCATAGCTGATTCCTTTCCACTTTATAAGATATAAATATATATAAATATAAAAATTCTGAAAATATTTCTGAAACGCTGTGGAAAATGTGGAAATCATAAAAACAACCCTTAAGTAGTTGAAATCATTAAATAAAAGTTCCACAAAATCTTCCACATTTCGTCGAAAAAAAATGTGGAAAATGTGGAAAATGGTCAAAATCTGCGTCAGAATGTAACAAAAGTTTAGAATCATTCTAAAGTAAAAACGATTTTCCACAAAATTTCCGTGGTTTCCACAAAATTTCCACAAATTAATTTTACTCATTTTTCCCCGTTTCTCGACTCTCGCTCCTCGATGCTCGAACCTTGTAATAAGCATCAACTCGGGCCAGCCACTCGTGACTAAGTGCTCGAAACTCGGAGCCATTGATTATGAATCGTTGAAAAAAATTATCAGGAGTACACATCAATATAACTCCTTGCTCGATCTCAGAACCGTGTACGTAGTTATGAGCCATCGCATAAGCCACCATCTGCAACTTATAATCAGTTATCCACTCGATACGCTTGGGTTTATTAGATTGCTTGAAATCGATTATACTATCACGCCCCATATAAACTCCAACTAGATCAGTTGCACCGGCATATAGTCCAGGATAGCTTACTACCACCTCAGAGCCCCATATTTCCTCTAAATCAGGCAGACCCTTATCGATGATCGTTTTAGCCATCGAATGAGCTTGTACGCCCGCCTCAGTCATGTCTAGCACCTCTTTTTCAAGTATATAACCCTCTAAAATGCTATGCATAATAGTTCCTCGATTAGCAGCAGTATTTTTAATTTTATCCGCTTCAACTTCTCCAACCCTAGCTTTCCATTTCGCGATAGAATCTAGCTTATCTTGAGGCTGAGTAGCTGATAATATAGTTGTAACACTTGGTAACTTTTCTTGAGATACGTCATAGACTCTTTCATCATTTAAAAGTGACCTTGTTGAGGTTGGGTAGATAAATTTTTTATTCCACTTTAGATTCATATAAATGTTTACCTTCTATTATTTTTTCTATTTTTTGTTTATTTTCAAAAGCATACAAAGAGCCCTGGTTATCAAATGGAAATATCTCCCAACAAACATCTTTATGTCCTTCTAAAGCATAATAAATTTCTAGAAAAAATTTATGTTTGCTTATCTTTATTTCTTTTTTAACGTAACATTTTCTAGGCATTATTTTAAATCTTCATTATTAATAATGTTTTTCTTTACCCATTCCTCACCATATTTTTTAAGAAATCTTTTTGCCATAGAACGTTTAGCTTTATCTGACATAATTTTTAGATCAGATATCGGGACTGACTCACCACCTTTTGCAAGCATATCAAAGTCAGGTACAAATCTTCTTTTATAGTCTGCAATCTGTGCTTCTAAAGAATCAATATACTCATTCAGTTCTATAACTTCTTCCTCATGAGCTTTGACTTGTTTTAACAACTTAATATTTTTCTTGTTTAACTTCTCAACTGTTTCCGTCAGTGTTACATTATCCTTCAACTTCATTTTTTTCTCCTTTTCGATCTAAACCCATATTTTTTATTCCATCTTTTATTACTTATCGTTTTCATGTTTTTTATACTCCTCTATTAATTTCTCTGATGGATGCCACACATCAACCGCTGAATGACACTTAGGACATGATAAATTACTAACTATATCATAATCCTCATTATCTTCAGTGTCGTGGTCCCCACCCCATATTAATTCTGTCTTACAGTGCCAACAGTTCAAACCTCTAACTCCTTTGCCACTCTGTACTCTGTTAAATCAACTATATTACTGTCTGAGTAATGATCTATTACTTCTTGTATCTTAGGCAACTTAGTATGAGCAAAAGGCCAAAGCATACAACACACACGATAAGCATC